CGTGAAGGAGAGCTTCGGTGACAAGCTCAGCCACTTCCTGAAGCTCACGAAGGACGACGTCCGTGTCGGCGCGTATTTTGTACGTGAGCCTGCCTATGACAACCTCAAGGCAGCGCTTGAAGCACAGGGCGTGTCGCTGAAGGACGTGGTGAAGGCTGATGGACTCGTTGTGGTCCATCAGGAAGATGTGCCTTTCAAGGGCTTCATTCAGTTGAATGACGACGTCGCAGTTGCAGTCGATCAGTCCTTCAAAGAGTTCGAGGACGAGAGCGTCATCAAGGCATATTCGGACGGCGTGCAGGCCACTGGCTTCCTCCCCGGCGTGTCGAAAGCTTCAGAGTCGCTTGCACAGGTTGTTTGGAACCTATTGAATACGTCCGACGACAGCATTTCGAAGGACGAGCGGATTGCAAAGGTGGACTCGATGCTGGTTTCTTTCAGGAAGTACATGTCCACCCTCCTGAAGTCGCTCCCCGATCAAGTGTTGAAGGTCGAAGCCGCCACCCGCGGCATAACTACTGAGGACTCAGAAATGCGGAACCGAACAGCGCCTCTCAAAGAGGCCGTGGCCGGAGACCTCGACGGGATCGACCTGTCGAAGGAAGAAGTCACGAAGACCGATGAAGAGGCGGCTGACAAGAAGGCGGCTGCACCCTCCGACGAAACCGACGTGACCAAGGGCTGCGGCCCCAAGGGTAAGGATGCCGAGGTCATGGACGAGGAAGAGGATGAAGACGAGGAGGAGATGACGGTCGAGAAGACCGACCTCTCCAAGGTGCTCGAAGCTGTCGCCGGACTGACGGCAGCGGTCGAATCTCTGGCCAAGACCCAGAAGGACCAGTTCGAGTCACTGTCTGCCCGTATCGAAAAGACCGAGACGGTCGCCAAGTCTGCTGAGCAGGTGGCGAAGACCGCTGAGGTCCGGGCCAAGAATACGGTGGTGGTCAACAAGAGTGACGACGTGGACTTCACGTACGCCAACCTTGGCGGCACCAATCGTGATACTCGTAAGGTGGTGAAGTCGGAGGGCGACCTGTGGGACGGGTTGCTCGAAGATCTCGGCACTTTCCGTGGTAACCGCTGAAGGGCAACTTCGGCAAGTTTGATTTCAACAAGCTAGGAGTAATCGAGGCATGTCTACCAATAAGGAGCTTCTCCGAAAGGCAGATATCGCCGTTGGCGACCTTCAGACCAATGGCGGTTACCTGAACCCGGAACAGGCAGATACGTTCATTCGCAAACTGCTGATCCAGCCGACGTTGCTGGCTCAGACCCGTCGTGTGGTCATGTCGGCCCCGCAGCGGAAGATCAACAAGATCCAGTTTGCCAGCCGCATCCTGCGGCCCGCAGTCAGCGCCACCCCGCTGTCCTCGGGTGATCGCAGCAAGCCGACGACCGAGCAGATCGAACTCAACACGAAGGAAGTCATCGCAGAGGTCCGCCTCCCGTATGACGTGATTGAGGACAACATCGAGCGCGGCAACGTTGGCCAGATGACGGACACGGGCGGCACGCCGACCTCGGGCGGTCTCAAGGACACCATCATGACGCTCATCGCTGAGCGCGTGGCGCTGGACCTTGAGGAACTGTCGATCCTCGGTGATTCGCTCTCGGGTGACCCGTACCTCGCCCTGCACGACGGCTGGCTGACTCGCTTCACGAGCAACGTGGTTGACGCGGCGGGTGCGCCGATCAGCCGTACGGTGCTCAAGAACGCGATGAAGGCGATGCCACCGCAGTACCGCCGCAACCGTGGTGCGATGCGGCACTTTGTCTCCACCGAGCAGGAGATCGAGTACCGTGACAGCCTGAATGCCCGCGAGACCCCGCTGGGAGACGCGCAGTATTCGGGTCTGGCCCCGGTGTACGGTGCTGGCGCTCCGGTCGAGGGTGTGGGTCTCATGCCGGGTGCCAAGGGCATCCTCGTGAACCCGCAGAACCTCATCTTCGGCATCCAGCGCGACATCATGTTCGAGACCGACAAGATCATCACGGACCGCGTGTACGTGATCGTCGTGACGGCTCGCATCGCGCTTCAGGTCGAGGAAGAGTTGGCGGG